ATTTGAGAGATTTAGCAGAAAGAGAAGCTATTAATAGATTTACAACAGCAGAAGTAAAAGTTGATGTTGGTGGAATAACTCAACATGTTGCTAGTGCTCTTGACTTAGATGATATTGTAGACTATATGACAAATAAAATGGAAGAAGGTATTGCGATAGCAGCGGAGGGAAGTTATGAATAATTTTATGATAGATAAAGGATATATTTTTTATTTAGATGGAATATTGGTCCCTATTACTCCTTCTTCCATTACAACAAAAATTAATAATAAAAATAAGGTTGTAACACTTATTAATGATGGAGATTTTAATATTCTAAAAGAAGAAGGTTTGAAAGAATTTACGTTTGATATGTGTTTGCCTGCTTATAAGTACCCTTTTGCAAGAGGGGTACTTTTACCTATCAATTATTATCTAAATATGCTAAGTTTCTTAAAAAATTCAAAGAAACCTTTCAGATTTATAGTAATTAGAGAGGGAGCAATTGGAAGCTCAGGATACAATACAACTATGTTAGTATCTCTTGAAAATTATGAAATAAAAGAAGAAGCTGGGAATGGTAGAGATGTTGTTGTATCAGTGACTTTAAAAGAATACAAGAATGTCAAAAGCACTCTTTTTAAATATATTGATATTGGAGCTCAAGCCATAGGTACAGCTTTATCTGTAGCTACTTTTATATCTACAAAAACTAGAGATAGTTCATCCAAAAAGGCACAAAGAACTTACAAAGTTAAAGAAGGAGACACTCTTTATATTATTGCAAAAAAAGAATTAGGTGATGCGAATAAATGTAATTTTTTAAAAGAATTAAACAAATTAAGTTCCATACATGATATAAAAGTTGGGCAGGTGATAAGACTTGAATAGAGATTTAGATTTAATAATAAAAACTCAAAAAGGTCCAGTTGCACCTGCCATTCTTGATGGTGCATGTTGGGATACAGAAAGAAAAGGAACTCCTGGGAAATTTACTTTTAAATGTATTTTTGATGAATTAAATCAATTTGAAGAAGGAGATTTAGTAACAGTAAAATATAAGAATGAAGAAGTTTTTTATGGGTTTGTATTTACTATTTCAAGAGATAGAGACAAAATTTTATCAGTAACTGCTTATGACCAATTGAGATATTTAAAAAATAAGGATATATTTTATTATAAGAATAGAAAAGCATCTGATGTTTTAAAAATGATATGCAATAAATTTAGATTAAGTTATGGAGAAATAGAAGATACTCAATATGTTATTGGTGAAAGATTGGAAGATAATGTTGCTTTATTTGATGTTATTTTAACTGCTTTAAATTTAACCTTACAAAACACAGAAAGATTATATGTTATTTATGATAATTTTGGGAAAATAACTTTAAAAGATGTTGAAAATCTAAAATTGAATGAAGGTATATTTATAGATGAAACTATATCAGAAAATTTTTCATATAGTTCATCTATAGATAAAACATATAATAAGATAAAATTGACTAGAGAAAATAAAGAAAAGGGATTAAGAGAAATATTTTTATCTCCTAACACAGAAGCAGAAATAAAAAATCATACCTATGAGAAATGGGGAATTTTACAATACTATGATAGAGTAGATGAAAAAGAAAATCCACAAGTAAAAGCTGATTCACTCTTAAAACTTTATAATAGAAAGTTTAAAAATTTATCTATTAAGAATGTCTTTGGTAATATGAAAGTAAGGGCTGGAGTAAGCATAGTTGTAAAATTAGACTTAGGAGACATTAAGGTTAGTAATTATATGCTTGTTGAAAGTGTAAAGCATACTTTTAATAAGGATGAACATTTTATGGATTTAAAATTGAGAGGAGCTGATATTGAATGATAGAAGCAATTAAAAAAATAGTTTCTAATATGTTAGAAAATTCAAAACTATCTAAACTAGAATTTGGTACAGTTGAAAGTGTTGACCCTCTTAAAATCAGAATAGACCAGAAAAAAGTTATAAATGATAGTCAGTTAATGCTTTCTCATTTAGTAAGAGATTATTATGTAGATATTACAGTTCAACATAGTACTGATAGTATTTATGGAGCTTGGGATACATCTCATGATCATCCTGGAGCAGGGAAAAATGTTATTCCAATAGACCATGAGCACGAATATAAAGGTCGTAAAAAAATTATGATGCACTATTCACTAAAAAAAGGAGAAAAAGTTGTATTAATAAGACAAGCTGGAGGACAACTCTATTATATTTTAGATAGAATAGATGATCCTATTGTTGAAGGAGAGTGGATATAATGAAAGGCTAAAAAATAACTTTTTAAATTTAAAAATTTCTCTTGACTTTTGAGTACCATAAGTATATAATTGTTTTATGGAACTCAAAAGCGAGGTGATGGATATGGGTTCAAAAATGGGTAGACCTGTTATGGGAAGTCCAAAAACTAATGATATTAAAGTAAGAATTGATGATGAAACTTTAAAAGAATTACTTAAATATTGTGAAAAAAATGGAATAACAAAAGCAGAAGCTATAAGGCAGGGTATTCATTTGTTATTAAAAAAATAGAACACTTAGGAGCGTGTCGGCAAACTCAATCCTAAATGTTCTGGCACAAGAAGTTACCCTCTTATGAAATCTATTATATCATAAGGGAGTACTTCTATCAATTATAATTTTGAAAGGAGTATTTTTTTATGTATGCAAATATGGAAAAGGTAATCAAAGAAAGTAGAAAACACTTAACAACTCATTATGATATGACATTTGACCAATTAAATGATATTAGAGATAATTCAAAAGGAATTTTTGAGATGATACATAAAGCATTTATGTTTGGATTTGGTCAAGGTATAAAATGTCAAAAGAAAAGAGGTAAGGTGAATAAAAATGGAAAATAAATTGGTAAAAATAAATAATGTAGAACTTGGAATAAAAGAATATAAAAAAGAAAGAGTAGTAACTGCTTGGGATATAGCAAAAGTCCATAAAAAAGAAGTGAATGATATTACTAAAAATTTTAATAATAATAAGAAAAAATTTATTTTAGATGAAGACTATTTCTTAGTAAATAGAACTGAAATCTCTGAACGGAAAATATCCGTTCAGGATTTTATCCCTAATAACGTTAAAGAAATACCATTATTTACAGAAAGCGGATACCTGATGCTAGTAAAAACATTTACAGATGATTTAAGTTGGGATATTCAAAGACAATTAGTAAAAGGATATTTCAAACTTAAAGAACTTAAATCAAGTGTAGATAAAGATAAAAGACTTGAAATAATGGAAAAAAATGCAAATGTAAGAATGGCTAAAATGTTAAAATCTTTAATACCATTCTCAAAAAGTGAAAGATATAAAGAAATATTGGTATCAGAAGCAACAAAAGTTTTAACAGGAAAAGAACTAATCCCACCACCAGAAGTGGAAGCTAAAACTATAACTGCCACTCAAATAGCAGAGATATTAGGAGTATCTGTTCAAAAGATAGGTATTATCTCTAATAAATACAACTTGAAAACAGAACAAAACGGATATTGGGTTCATGAAAAAGCAAAGTATTGTAATAAAGAGATACCTAATTTTAGATATTTTGAAAGTGCAATAGAAGAATTTAGAAAATATATTTAATTAATCAAGAGGAGTATAAAAGCTCCTCTTTTTTATTTAAAGGGGGTGATTAAAATGCTACCAGTTAGAAATGATAGAGTTGAAATAAAATCAGAAGTGGAAGCTATTCCAACTAAGACATATAAAATAGCTATATTTGGAAACAAAATTACAGGTAAAACAGATGGACAAGAAGCTATGAAACAAGCTATTTATAAAATCTTAAATACTGAGAGATATCCAATTTATAGTTGGAACTATGGGATTGAATTAAAGGATTTGTTTGGAAAATCTAAAAGTTATTGTAAAGTTGAATTAGTATCAAGAGTATCAGAGGCTTTATTGCAAGACGAAAGAATTATTGCAGTAGAGTCTTTTTTATTTGATGATACGAAAAAAAGAGAAAGTTTAGCAATGACTTTTACAGCAAAAACAATTTATGGCGATGTTGAAATAGCTAAGGAGGTGAAAGTAGGATAATGTTTGAAGATAAGGCTTATGAAAATCTATTGAATGATAAATTAAGTAGAGTACCAAAAGATATTGATACTCGTGAAGGTTCAATAGTATTTGATGCTACTGCTGGAAACTCTTTAGAAGAAGCTCAAATGTATTTGACAATAGCAGAATATTATCAGCAAACTTTTGGAGATACAGCAAGCAGAGAGTTTTTAATAAGAAGAGCAGCAGAAAGAGGAATAAAGCCAAAATCTGCAAGTGTTGGAGTATACAAAGGTATTTTTAATATGGATATTCCTATTGGAAGTAGATTTTCTTTAGATATCTATAATTATATTGTTATAAAAAAATTACCTACT